AAGCCTTAGGTCTTGGTTCACAGATTTACGGTGCTCGCGCCGACTTGATTATTGTAGATGATGCTGTGATGGGTTCTAACGCCCACGAGTGGGAAAAACAGATGGACTGGCTTCAGAAAGAAGTTATCACCCGTCTTGGTAGATACGGCAAGTTAATCATTGTCGGAACCAGAGTAGCATCTGTTGACCTATATAAGATGCTTCGAGATGGTAAGCAATGGACGGGTGGCAAATCCCCATTTACTTATATGTCTATGCCAGCAGTTTTAGAATTTGATGAAAAGCCTCTTAACTGGAAAACGTTATGGGCTAAGACAGACCGCCCAGAGGGCGAGATAGACAAGGCAGATAATGATGGACTTTTTCCAAAATGGGACGGACCCGCTCTCTTTACGCGCCGCTCTGAAGTTGCGCCATCTGTCTGGGCTATGGTCTACCAGCAAGAAGACGTCCAAGAAGACTCAATCTTTAGTCCTACCTGTGTCGCAGGTTCCGTCAACGGAATGCGCAAACGCGGACCATTAAAGTCTGGCACCCCTGGACATCCTAAAAATTGTGATTCTTTATACACAGTCATAGGACTTGACCCTGCTATGGCAGGTGCTACAGGTGCGGTAGTTGCTTCATACAATCGGACCGATGGCAAAATATATGTTTTAGATTGTATTAATATGACTGAGCCTACTCCAGCCAAGATTCAAAATTTAATTGAAGAGTGGGTTGATAAGTATCGTCCTCAAGAACTACGTATTGAAATCAATGCTCACCAGAAGGCTTATGCCCTGGATGAGAACTTAAGAAACTTTTTAGCATCCTACGGATGTAAGTTAAACTCACACTTTACTGGTAAGAATAAATGGGACACATCTTTTGGTGTTGCATCTATGGCTATGCTCTTTGGCAACACCAGAGATGGACGCTTCCAAGATAACAACTTAATCGAACTACCAAGCAATGAAGGTTCAGAAGGCTTGAAGACTTTGGTGCAAGAATTGATTACTTGGAAGCCTGACACAAAAAACCCTACAGACTGCGTGATGGCTCTTTGGTTTGCGGTTATCCGTATCCGAGAATTAATGCAACAGTCAACACGCATAGGGCAGTATCAAAATAATAGATGGGCTACCAGAGCACAAATGGCTGGTAGAGGTTCAATTCAATTAGATGAAGCCTTTGCATCGCAATGGGCTGACCAATACGGATAGGAAAATAAATGAAACCGCCAAAGCCACCAAAAAGAAAAACATTACCAGGCAACGCTGGCAAAATAGATAAGGCACTTGAACTACCTAGGTCACCTAAAAGCGGCGGCGCTCCACGTACAAGTGGTGGAATTACTAATCCACAAGTTAAAATCCCTTATCGCGAAATGGGCGGCGCTAATACCCCAATTAAAATTACTGGTACAGCAACAGGTTCAACAACGCCTAAGCCAACTAATTACAAAAATTACCAGAAGTTTAGCATGAATCTAAAGAAGTCTAAGTAAGTATTACAGATGGCTAACAAACCTTTACCACCTGGGCTTTATCAAGATAATAGACGCAAGAGCACACCCACTCCTAAGCCACCCGTAAAGGTTACGCCTAAGCCAAAGGTAACTCCCAAGCCTACTGTTAAGCCAACACCTAGAGTAACAGTTACCCCTAAACCTACTGTAAAGCCTACGCCTAAGGTGACACCATCTAAACCAATGTCGGATACCCCAACGGCAACAGTTAGAGTGCGACCACCATCGGATACTTCAACAGCAACGGTTAAACCAAAACCTACGGTTAAACCAACTCCAAAATTTACTCCTAAGCCAACGCCGACGTTAAAGCCGACACCTAAACCTACTGTTAAGCCGACACCAAAGCCTAAGCCTACTGTTAAACCAAAACCAAAACCAAGTAAAAGAGAATCTAAAACATATTTTGGTTACTAAATAATTTCCCTTTAAGTTAGGACAACAATGGCATTATCAATGGAGCAGGTAGCAGCCCGCGTTCAGGCTATTCGCTACCGCAATAACGAGCGCGATGCTCGCAACCTTGACGTTCTTGCTGTCCGTAAAGGAAAAATTGCTGAAGTTTATCCTGACTTTTTTCCAGATGGAGTAGACGCCAATGTCGTGGCAAATTTTATTGACATTGTTGCGCGTGACTTATCCGAAGTTATGGCACCACTACCAGCCGTCAACTGCTCGGCAGCGAATCAAGTTAGCGACCGTGCCCGTACTTTCGCTGATAAGCGTACTCGTATTGCTTCTAATTACTTTTCGCATTCTGACCTCTCTGTTCAAATGTACTCAGGAGCCGACTGGTACATAACTTATGGTTTCGTCCCTTTCATCATTGAATTAGACGAAGAAGCAAAACTGCCACGTATTCGCATAGAAAATCCTATTGGGGCTTACCCAGAGTTTGACCGCTATGGACGCTGTGTGGCATTTGCAAAACGATACATGATGACGCTAGGCGAATTAGTAACTCAATTCCCTGAGTATGAAAGAGAATTACTTGGTGGCTACGGCTACAAGCAAGACCTCAATCACCAGGTTGAACTAATTCGTTATTACGATAAAGACCAGTCAATCATTTATCTTCCATCAAAAGACAATCTAGTTCTATCTAAGGCTAAGAATCCTCTTGGCAAGATGATGGTAATAGTTGCACGTAAGCCATCTATTGATGGTGAACTACGTGGTCAATTTGATGACATCCTAGGTATCCAATTGCTCCGCAATCGCTTTGCGTTGCTGGCAATGGAAGCAGCAGAAAAATCTGTACAGGCTCCTATTGTACTTCCACAAGATGTACAAGAGTTGCAACTAGGTGGAGATGCGGTTATCCGTACCTCAAACCCAGCAGGTGTACGCCGTGTAGAACTTTCAATTCCACAAGGCGCATTTACTGAGTCACAATTACTCAACCAAGAACTTCGCGTTGGTGCTCGTTATCCTGAAGGACGTACAGGAAATATTAGTGCATCAGTTGTTACTGGCCAAGGTGTACAGGCTCTTATGGGAGCCTTTGATACACAAGTTAAATCTGCTCAAGCAATTTTTGCTGCAACACTTCGGGACGTAATTGCTGTTTGTTTTGAAACTGATGAAGTTATTTATCCAGAAGAGAAGACCATTCGTGGTGTTGACTCTGGTTCTCCATACGAAATCACTTACAAACCAACCAAAGACATCAAATCTGATTACTCAGCAGATGTCCGATACGGAATGCTTGCTGGTCTAAACCCCGCGCAGGGACTCATCTTTATGCTTCAGGCATTAGGTGGCAAACTTATCTCTCGTGATATGGCAATGCGTGAACTTCCATTTACTGTAAACGTCACACAGGAACTTGAGAAAATTGAAATTGAAGATATGCGTGCCGCATTACTTGGTTCGCTAACTGCCTACACACAGGCTATTCCTCAACTGGCTGCATCAGGCGGAGATGCGTCAGAGGTAGTACGTAAAATTGCTGCGGTTATTAAGGCTCGCCAAAAAGGTCAAGCCCTTGAAGATGCGATTGAAGAAACATTCGCACCGCAGCAGCAAGTTCCTCCTGCTGGTGCACCAGAAGCGGTTGAGCAACCGTCCCCTGCTCCCGAAGGCGTTCCAGCAGGAGGCGCTTCTTCTCCAGAAGGTATGGCGCCACCACAAGCAGCACCTGATATTCAATCAATCATTACAAGTCTTACCTCAGGCGGCAAAGGCAACGCAAGAGTAGTAACAAGAGGATAACTAAGTAGGGGACAATGACAACAATTATTGGTGTACAAAGCAGCAACGGTTGCACCTTAGTTGCTGACAGTCTTGTAAGTGATGATACTGGTCGCACTTGGTCACATCCACAGATGAGTAAAATCAATAGACGTGGAGAATTTTTAATTGGTGGTGCTGGAGAAGTTTCTCCTTGCGACATTGCCCAGCATATTTGGGAACCACCATCATTAACGCCTAAAGATAGAAAAGATGTTTACCATTTTATGATTACAAAGGCTATGCCTTCTCTTCGTGAATGCTTAAAGACAAATGGTTACAACTTTGATGAAGCACAAGAAAAAGATTCTAGTTCTCGCTTTCAGTTTTTAATTGCTGTCAATGGAGAACTGTTTGATGTTGGTGATGATTTATCGGTTATGCGTAATGTTGATGGATTTTACGGAGTAGGTTCTGGCGCACAGATTGCGCTAGGAGCCTTGTACGCAGGGGCAGAAGCAGTAAGAGCAGTAGAGATTGCTGCTCAATTAAGTATCTTTTCCGAAGGACCTTTTCAAGTAGAAGTTCAATATTCTAAGTAGGAGTTAAAATGGCTGGTAACGAGAATAGCGGCGGAATGCGCCCAACAGCGCCACAGAACAATCCTGCTAACGTATCTGGCACAGGTGGTGCAGGACAATCTGGCACCCAAGCGCCTCGATATATTTCTGGTCTTCCTTATGGTCAAGGTCAGACAACTATGCAGCAACAGCAATCTGCACCTATGGCTGGTTCTCCAACCGCAGCAGCAGCAACTATGCCAATGCCTTCGCTGCCATCAATTACACCCCTAACAGCACCAACTGAACGTCCTGACGAACCATTAACATCTGGTATGGACTTTGGTCCTGGTCCTGGAAGTGAAGCACTTAACCTTCCAAAACAACGTGGGCTATCTGAAATTCTTGCTTCAATGATTGATATGGACCCAACTGGAGACGTTCAAGACCTATACGATTTTGTTGTATCAAGAGGTCTTTAATGGAGAAACTTAAACCATTAAATGTAATTGCGATGGGTTCACCTGGCGTAGCAACTGCAGCCGCACAGGCTGGTTTACCTAAACAAGAAGTTTCGCAAATTGCTGCTCTTTTTGAATTAAAAACTTTACATAATAAACTTACTGCACTTCCACAAGAAAAAGCATATACACAGTATCAAGCATTACCAAAAGAAACTCGTGCTGCTTTAACATCTATGTTTAGCCCAAAGTATTCTGAACAAGATAAAAATTTTTTTGGAAAAATTCTAGACTCAGTTAAATCTGCCGTATTTTATGGTGGCGGAACAGGTATAGATATTGCTAAGCAAGTTCTTGGAATTGCAAATAACCCATTACCATCACTTGTTAAAGCGGCTGGAGCCGTAACTGCAACCACTGTCTCTGAGTTAACTCCAGAGCCAGTCAAAGAAGGTGTTGGTAAAGTTCTTGAAACTTTAGTACGCCCACAAAATAAATTAATTAAGCAACCTTATACTGCCATTCGTGCTCAGGCTGAAGCCGAAGGCTTTAGTCCAGTAGATGCTGGTAAATTTATTGCCAAAGGTTTTGAAGAACTTATACCTGGCGGCGAAGATGCAGTGGTTTCAGATAACTCTACAAATTTTATGCAGTACTGGGAACGCGCCAGTGATAGAGAAACTCTTTATGATGATAGTGAAGTTGCTAAACTTTACAAAGAACTTACACCAGCACAAGCATATGTTGGCAAGTTGCTTGCATCTAAGCAAGATTTAATAGATAACTACGAGCAATTTCAAGACAATCCACAAGTAATGGACTTGATTAATCGTTATGTTTCTGGCGATGAAGATGCAATGAAAGAAGTTGGCTACGCTGTAGCACGCTTTGAAAAGTCTAAGATAAGTCCAGGGCGTGACATTGCTCGTGTTTTGGTAAGTTTGTTCCCACACGAGTATGAAAAAGCAATGCTTGGTGATGGTAATGCACAAAAATTCTTTAATGGTATCTCTGGTTATATTGACTTTACCGTAACTGTTGGTCTTGACCCACTTCTGGTTGTTGGAAAAGCAAAACGTTCTATTGATGTTGCTCGTTTAGGCTTCTTTAAAGTTGGCGAAGGTGCTATTCCTTTAGAAAAAGCATTTAGTCGTCCTACTGTGCGTAGATATTGGAACAATGCTGGTAAGTTAATTGATACTTATCGCAACGGAAATTTATCCCAAAAGGGTCAAGCACTAAATAGACTACAAGAAAGATATCGAGAAATCAATATCAATGTAGTTGAAGACCTAGCCAACGCTGGAGTCAAAAATGCAGACGATGCTCTTGACTATTTTGTTAATGGACAACGTTTTGTAGAAATGATGCGTGGTGGAATTGGTTTTGCTGGCAAAGATACATTGCTTCCACGCGTAACAATGGTTCGCAGTATGTCAAATGGCGTAAGGACCCTAGCCAATAAAACACTTGGAACTGAACGCTACGCAAGTATGGATATTCCTGAAACAATTGCAGAATT